TTCTCTTTCGTAGGCATAGTAGTTTCTTATGTCTACTACGATACTTTCTATCTTTTGGTGTGTTGTGGCAAGTAGCTTTTCGGTTGTGAGCATGTAGGTGACAACTCTTTTATTAACATCAGTTTCATCTCTATTTATCTCTGAGTCGGAATACCTTCTGGCATAGACGAACTCTGAGGCTCCATGTCTTTTAAAGACAGGCGTATACTCAAGCATAAAGTCTTCGAAAACTTCCATTATTCGGTCTGCTATCTCAGCTCCGACATACCTTAATTCAGTAGTATGGTCATCGGTTCCCACGGTAGCCTGTATACTCCCAGCATCGGCTCTAGTTATTACGGTAAAAGCAACAATGTTCTGAAATCTTTGACCATATACGTGCTGGTTAATATCGTTTAATACTTGCCTAGTTCTAGGCTTTGGCTCGCTAGTGTGGGCCTTCTTTAAATCCAATCCATACGTTATGCAAGGGTATTTTGAGTATTTTCCATTAGAGGTAGCAACTATGTCTATATCAGGATGTAATTCATTCCATAGTATTTTAACTATGTCTATAAATTCTAAGTAAGTTAAGTTTCCTTGAGCTTGAAGAGGAGGACCAAAAACCCTGTCATTAGATAAGCTATCTTCTCCAATTGAAGGAAATGGAAATGAGCCTTGTGGCATATTATGCTCCTGGACCTGTTGATACTGAGAATTTTATATTTTTTAAACTTAAACTTGAAACTAAAGATATATCAAAAACCAATACACCTTTTTCATATCTATCAGCGTAAGCATCAAAATCGTAGTCTCTAATAGCCTTAGCTTTTAATATGGATTCTAACATTGACTTTACATTAGTTATGATCTTGTCATTAGAGAACTTGCCAATTGATTGATAACCAATTGATTTTATCTCATTAATTACCATTGCCGCTAATCTTATTTGTGGAGTTTTGCTAAAGATACTATTTTTATTTGCTAAAGTATAATCATTTGAAATATATATCTCATAAGGATTTCCTCTGTTAGCTTTTCTACTTCTATAGACAGTGTTGATACCAAGATTATCTAATCTGGTTAAAGATTCACCAGATAGATTTGCACCATACAATGAGTAAGCACTATTCACTCTTTTTCTTATCATTCCGTTGTACACCGGTGTATTGGAAAGTGTCCCTGCAAAAGATGCTGCTGCAGTGCCTGCATAAGAAATTGGAAAACCAGTATGATCAAAATTTATTTCACCATATATTGGTATTACAAATCTTCCTATATCAGAAGAAATTTGTTTATTATTATTACTGGAATATACTCCATTTTTAAAAGTTAGGTAGGCATCTGGAGAACCGGTGTAAGTTGTAAGTTTGTTTTTGAATATTGGATTAGATTCTAACACAGCTATATCTGAATCTTTTACGCCATTTGATCTAGATCCTATAATCCCGATTTGAACAAATCCAGTTTCGTTGTGAAATTCATTACAATAATTTGCTAATTGAGAAATAAAATCTACATTTCCAACATTCATAATGCTAGTTTCTAGAGGAACTATCATATCTATAAATTCGTAATTTTTTGCTATTTGATAACTTGCTGATAATCTTTCATAGTACTTTTGATAAAAGTTAAGATTTGTTGGTGTTGCTGCAGAAGATGATAGGTAGGCTTTTGAATTTATTCTATCACCAGTATAATCTACATATTCACTCATTGGTGCTGTTGCGCAAATGAATATATCTCTAGCCCCAGAGTTATATGCTTCAAATATACCCCTTAGTAGAGGAGATTTTCTATCTCCAGATAAAAGATTAACAGCTTCTTGGACTGAACTAATCCTAATAACATCGTTAAGTGATATTCCATCTGCGTGACCAATTAGTAGTATAGAGTTAGTACTGTAAGGCTGAAGACTATCGTACATTGGTCTATAGCTTATTTTAGTAGGCTCATTTGGACCAGACAATACAGGTGATACCCCGTCTACATTTATGTAAGATATTTTTCCGTATGGAAATATTGAAGAAAACTGAGCATTGGGGATATTAAGGCTAAACAGAATTTGATCTTCTGCCGGAGAATTAGCTACGTAATAATTACCATCTATTAAACTTGAAACACCATAAATGTAAACATAATCCCCAATAGAAAAACCATGTGATCCAACTGTATATATTTTAACTATTCCACCATTTACTTCATAACCAGAAATTGCTTTTCCAGAAATAGATTTTTCTTCCGTAACTTGAAAGTTAATTTCGCTTATCTGATCAATGCCTTCGTGAACAGTTTTTATAACTACGGTATATATTCCTGATTGCAAATTTGATGGAACTGTATAAATAAAATTATATTCAGAATTTGAGATTCTTTCTAGATATGAATTGGATAGATGTACTGCTCTTCCTATTTCCTTTGATGCATTAAAGCTAGAAAGAGATAACGTAGAACCTTTATAGGATTTCAATTTTACAGTATAATCATTAATAATTTGTTCTACTAAGTATTCTCCATCCATGTTCCCACCAATACCATATACGCTTAAAATAGCGTTAAGCTGGAGATTGTGTTTTATAGAAAAAGTAAAATTAGGATGTATATAACTACTTCCATCTTTTGAGATACCAGATATTGCCGTTATCTTATAACTAGATGACATTGCAGAGATAGGAGGAAGTATTACATTGCCGTAGTTGTTCTGGCCTCTTATAATAGATACGTAAATGTCTTCTGGGGTAGTAGCAAGTAATGGATCATAGAAAGATGAACCATTGCTAAATGAAAATTTAAATCTTATATTACCATTCTTGGCAACTAATAACATTTTAGGATGGACTTTCTTTAGTTGCTCCAACTACCCAATATACGATTTTACCCATTCTACCCTTAACTGGAGTAGCTTGGTCTATCATGAATATTTGTACTCCTGTTGGATATTCTTCATAAATTCTATCTCCAGATTTAGGATTAGCTAAACTGTCAAAGTAGTAAATCATTTCAGAGTTTACGTTTAGACCTTCTATATTCTCCATAAGTGAATTAGTTTGACCAGTCAATTGAGCGTTATAAGATCTTACTGTTGTCTTTTCCATTCTTGCAGAATACAACATGTTGTCATTTAAACGCCTCTGTAAGAGTATATCATGTCCCCATTGTTTTAATGTATTTCTAAAGGTTGCAACTAGATCAATCATACTTCTTTAATGTTCTATCTGGATTACTGTAATTGTCTCCGTTTGGATCTATGGTTAAATTACCATTAGTTCCCATTGTGTATAAACCTGTTTCAGAAAGATATACCGATGTACCAGTTAAAGGGTCAACCGTACTAGGATTAGGTATATTAGCATTGGAATTCCTAATAACCACTCCTTTAGCTCCAATTTTGTGCGCTATCATTTCAGATCTTAGAGCTGTAGCAATTTGGCACCAAGTAACAGCATTTGCTCTTGTGACCAAGCTTCTTGGAGAGTTTCTGTTCCTAATTTCTAAATCTCCCAATCTTACTGATACTTCGTCATCTCCTCCACCGTATCCATAGGTTCTACTTAATTCACAAGCTGTAGCTGCTTTAATATATTCTTGGGCAGTAAAGTTTAAAGAGGAACCATTATTTACTATTTCATTAGAAGATGATGTATATATTTCAGTTACTTCTTTAGAGTAGTAGTGAATTATTTCCCCTACTTGAAGAACAGATGCTTCTGGAAAATATGGTAACAATAATTCTGGGTCTACATATAAAGGAGCAATATCAGCAGAAAAATAGATGGTTTCTGTAGCTCTTAAGGTTACAGTTGGCCTATAGTCAACGGTTGATGTACTGACATATAATTGCTGTTCTACTACTATTAAAGTTCCATCTGATAAAGTACCTACAAATTGAATTCTATATTCACCAGCAGTGTTTGGTTTGTAGTCGTAATAAAAAGTTGAAGAAGTTAAACTAGTAGCAGAACCGGATACAACTTGCTGATCACTTGAGTTGTATATCTTAACGGCCACAGATATAGGGTTTACGTCTACTTGTTGTTCTGTAACTGAATTTATATCTACAAAATGTACTTTAATTCTAACGGTATCATTAACGAGAACGTTTGCTGCAGACATTACATTACCTCAAAGTTTAGTGGATTATGTTAATATAGTAGTGTTTTAAAAACTTAATTCCAAGAGTTAAATTAGCTCTACTACAATTTCTCCAGAAGTTCTTACGGATCCCAAGGAGTTTAACAGCTGTCCAGATTGACTACTTCCAACTTCTAAAGTTATTATTCCAGTTGGAGCATAGTCTATTGATATAACTCCTATAGTTGAAGCGGTAGAATAATCATTTTTAACAGAAGTGATAACTGTTATATTATTTAATATAATAGGGTTAGCTATACCTTCTACGTTTATGATCAGTGTTCCAGCATAAGATATAGATGCCTGATTGTATCCTATTTGACTTTGGTTGTAAGTGGCCATTGATTGCTCCATTTTTAAACTATAACATTAATAGTAATAGGTTAAGTTGCTATTGTTAAAGAGTAAAAGTTTTTGTACTTAATCTTTTTTGATAATCAGATATTAAGTTTGGCATCCAGTATTTATGCTGGTTCTCCTGACCTACTGCCTCTTCCTGGTCAAATGATGTACCGTAGCAAGCTATGCTTAAATAGGCATATCTTTGCCCATTGACCACAGGAAAGACTTCATGTCTACCGATGTAAGATGATGGGTATATTGCTATAGATCCCTTTTTAGGTTTAAATACAAAAGGAATATTTGGAAAATGTATTTCTCCACCAGTAAAAGTATATTCATTTAATTCTTCTTCTGTGTCGACGCAATCATTTAGGTAAAGATTGATGCTTGAGCTATTGTGCATTGATACTTGATTCCCGGTTGGCTTACCCCATTCATAAGGTACTTGGTCGTCGCAGTGTTGACCTATTCCCTGTCCGTTTTCGTATCCAGCTATATGACCATTGGGTCTCCACCAAGAAGTTGTTGCAGCGTCAGGGAAATAGCAGCAGTACTCAACTAGAGCATCGTATATAGCCTCTTCCAGGGAGTCGATGAAATCTATATACTTTTGAGGGACTTCAACATCTAGTTGTTTACCTTTAGTATCCAAGAATCTTTGAGGAGCTTTTTCTATATCTTTTAGATTAAATTTAAAACCAGTTTTATTAGTAGCATACTTTATTCCATCTTCTTCATGGTAAGTAAATGTATCTTCTTGATTTTTGCAAATCCAATCCATATATTCAAAAAGAAGATCTTGATCAATATCAATTACGTCTTCGCATATGACAACACCCATTCCAATGTGTTTTGATTTCATAAAGTTCCTTAATAATTTGATTTTGTAATATAAAACTGAGGAGAATCTTCTTTATATCCAGATTCTAATAGATGATTTTTTAGATCTTCTCTTAAGGTTGGCATGTATACGTTTGTGGCCTTTTTTGATAATTCAGGATCTTTTAATGGATCTGCCACATATTCATGAACTGCTGGATTGGGGGTTCCCTGGCTATACCATCCAAGGTAGCTGTATCTAAAACCTTCTATAACTGGCTTAACCTCATGAGCAGCCATGTAATTAGAAGGAAAGAATAATATATCTCCCTTTTTGGGAGAATAGTCTATGTCTAAATAGTTAAAATAATGATGTCCACCAATGTAATTATTAGCGTCTAGATCCTCTTTATTGTCGACTGAATCGTTAAAGTAGACTAAGCTGCTAATCACATTTCTCAACGCTAGTTGATCTTGAGGCTCTAGGACTCCATAGATATAATCACCGCTAATATCAGAATGTGAACCAAGGTAAACGTTCTTTGGATACTGAAGGATGTGACCCTTGACCTTCCACCATACGCACTTATATGCCAAAGGAAATAGCTCAAAATATTGCAGTAAGCACTTATCTTTTGAAGACTCTATAAAGGAAAGGATATCGCGCAAATCTTCGTTATTCTTATAGTGGATTGCACTAGCTCTCTTGGGCATTAGGTCTATGCTATCTTTATTAAAGAAGTATCCACTTTTGTTTACATATATTTCTTCGTTGGTTTCTGGATCTACCCCCGGAGAATACATCTCGTTCCACTCTTCTTCTATCAATTCATTTGATCTTTTTAGTAGATTGTCCCAATCTAATTCTAAGCAGCCTTCAAAAACTACTACTCCACCACCGAGGTGTTTAGGTTCTACCTTCTTAAAAATCATATTCTACCAATTTCCTGATTAGTATTATTGCTAGTCATTGGTCTTTTTGCTGCCTCTGTTAATAGTGATAGTGATTCTTTATCTGTATTAGTATGTCTTTTTTCTATCGACTTTAAGTAATCTTCTACTATATTTGGCATCCATACTTGACCGCTATCCATTACTTCTGAAGGTTGTCTTATATTTATACCCCTAGATGGATCGTTAGATCCTTGTGCAAAATAACCAACATAAGCGTATCTTTCACCCTCTTTACACTCCAAAACCTTATGAGTGCCAAGGTAATTAGAAGGAAACATCAATACATCTCCTGCTTTTGGTGAATATGTAAACTTTGCATATGGAAAAACTATTTCTCCACCAATGTAATCGTTATTACTTTTTACTTCTTCAAAAGAAGGAGCTGAGTTATTGAAATAGATTAGTCCACCTAAAACATTTCTTATAGCCAACTGTTGATCTGGCTCTGCTCCTGGTTGGTAGTTTACATCGTTGTCACAATGCTTGCCAAATCTACCACCCTTTCCATAACCGACTATATGACCTTGAGTTCTCCACCATAGGCAGGTCAGCATCATAGGGAACATTTCTACATACCTTAACATGCAAGCATATAAAGCGTCTTCGCATGCATTGAAAAAATCAAAGTACTTTTTGTCTAAACCTTCGTGCCTAAAGTCCATTATGTGATTGCATGCAATGTCTACATCTTCTAATGTATATCTGTGCCCACTTCTATTTATCGCATAGCTTGGATTTCCTAAGTCATCATAAATAAAAGTGAAATCATCTTTCAGTGCCTTTAATCTTAATGATCTTGCAAAATCGAGTATGTATCCATGTTTTTTCATAGGAAGAACATTCTTAAAAACAACGATCCCCATATCGTGTATCTCTATATTATCTTCTTTTATTTCAAACATTATACTAACCTAGGTTCTGTTCCGCATGGCCCTTCTGGCAAATTTTGATTTGCAGTATTCAATTGCTCTTTAGCGTCTACTTCAATCACGTCATGGCTTTGCGAGTATTGGGTAACTTCTCTTCCTTGGTAAACTGGATTCCATCCAGCTTCTACTCCAAATTCTCCTGCTCTTTTTTCCCATCTAGAATAAGGGGTTCTGCAATACATCTCGTAATCATCGTAGATATTATTAAACCAAACAGGAGGACACCATTCGAAGCTCTCTGAAGGTTCAGATATTATAACATTTGCAGATTGATCAGATGAACCTTGACCAAAGAATGTTAAGTATGAATACCTAACTCCATTGCCCATTCTTCCTACGTCATGCGCTGCAACGTAGTTTGTTGGGAAGAATATAATATCTCCTTTTTGTGGCTTATAGGAGACTCCTAGATGAACAAATCTTAAATGTCCACCAGTAAAGTTTTTACCGTTTAGCTGGTCCTCATCATCCACGCAATCATTAAGGTAGACTAATGCTCCACATGTTTGTCTGGAAGCAACCATTCCCTTTGGCATATATCTAACGCCATTAGTTACCTTATAATTTGTATCATTATCTGCGTGGCACCCAAGTATTCCGCCATCACCATACCTAAGTATATGGCCTCTAGTTTTCCACCAAATAGATCCGATCATTAATGGATAATGGTCTATGTATTTAATTAAACTTTTATATATTTGATCTTCTAAATAAATGAAAAAATCTTTTATTTCTTCTTCAGTCTTGGGATTTACCGGATCTAATATTCTTACAGGAGCTGCTGGAACATCTTCCATCCTATATTTAAATCCGTCTTCATTAATCCCATATGTAACGCCATCTATTTCTTTGTATGACCATCTATTCTTATGTGCTTCTTCGGCTCTTGAGTCTATGTGATCGAGTACTAAATCTTGGTCTATCTTAAATGCGTTTCTTATTACAACTATTCCAGGTGCTAATTCTTCTGTTTCAAAGTCTGCTATTTCTTTTATAATTGTTTCATCAAAATTAGGCGATACCGGATACGCAGTACTGCTCATTCTTGATTCATCTTTTTCAAAAAAAGAACTACTATCTTCCGTCATCCTAATACCTCGTCTATAGCCTGTCTAATCGTCCAGCCTGCACCCTGTATTCTGGGAACCTCATCTAGCGGCATGTCTTGCCAGTTAAATCTAGATATCATAACTCCATCTCTACTTACTAAAAACTTTTCATAATTATGAGAGATTCTTGCCATTGCTTGCCCTGCCAGATTCTGACCCTTTTGAGCTTCTTCACTGCCATCTGCTGCAAAGTCTGAATAGGCTCTTTTTTCATATCCCTTAAGAAATGCAAAAGCTTCGTGTTCATTTTTACCATTTACTTCAACTTTTTCAAAAATAGGAAAAGTAACAAAAGGATAATTTTGTTTAATAAAATCTGCTATTTGCTCATTAGTGCCAGGGTCCATTGAACCAAACTGATTACAGGGAAATGCTAATACAGAAAAACCTCTGTCAGAGAACTCTTCATGGACAGCTTGCAATTGTCCAAGTTGCCTACATGTTCTTGCGTAGGACCATAATTTTGAACACTGTGGTTGATATCCGTATTTGCTAGCTATATTTACTATTAAAGTTATCTTACCTTTAAATTCGGAAAGGTAATTTTCTCTTCCGTGTATTGAAGAAGCTGAAAAATCATAAAGAGACATCATTTAACTCCGATAAATGAAGTTACAAGATATTGATCTATCTCCAACATTCCTGATATCTTATCGTCTTCTATTAATTCTGCAGTTATTGATATAGTCGATTTTATGGGAAATTCTGTTTCAACAGAACAATGAAAGGTTTTCCCTTCAAACTGCGCGTTTTTAAAATTTACAATACCTTTGTCGTGTTGGATTGAACCAGCTAATCCTTCGTAGTAAAGGTAAAAGTCATTGCCTTTAAGCTCTCCAAAGCTATCTATTTTTAAAGTGTAATTTTCTTTTCCAAATGGTGTATTAACATCTATATTCCATTTGCCAAAAATGTTTGATATATTAACAGATTGAGTCATAGGGATAATTATATCACATAATAATATTGTTATTATTCATAAAAAAAACCACCACTAGAAAGAGCTTCTGGCGGATTTTTTTTGTGCCAAACATTGACAACTAGTACTTGCCTAAGGCCGGATTTAGCAGGCGTACTACCATGAACAACATGGCCGGCATCAAAAATTATTAGCCTATTTCCCTTATACGCTATTCTCTCTCTGTCTTCAATGGGTGATATGTTTTCTTTGTCTTTAATTTTGTCTGGAGTTTTCTTTTGTCCATCTATTAAGGTGTTTTTGTGAAGCTCTAAAAAGCCACCTTCTTCATTGTCTACTCCGTAATAAACGCAACCTAAGATAGGTCCTTGAAATGTTTTGTCTTTTTTATACAGAAAAGTATCTTCGTCCACATGTAAATCGATGAATTGTCCCGGATTATAAGTTCTTGTCCAATACTCAAAACCATAAATATCTTCATATGGCCATTCAATATGCTGTTCCCATATTTGTTGTATAACTTGTTTTTTCAAAGTATTTGCTGGACTTTTCCACCAACCATCCCAAAACATGAATGGAGAATAATAACTAGAAGATTCTTCATGATACATCATTAAATGAGCAGCTATTTGTTTTTTTTCGCCCATTGATTGAGGAAAAAATAAATTATCTTCTAATACTTTATGATATAAATTTTTACTTAAATAATCATCTTTTATTATCATAAAATTATTTTAATATTATTAATTATTCTCATTACGAACATCAACTGGTTTTAGTAAATTTTTAACATATTCTTTAATTAATTCATTATCTTCCAATTGAACATTTTTCTTTATTATATCAGTAATGCTATTATTAGTTTCTTTATAATTAGGGCTGCTAAAGTAAGCATTCTCTAATATTCCAATAGGGGTAATTGTATTAATGTCTAATTGATTTTCTACGCAATATTTATATATTTCAGTTTCAAAAAATATATTTTCTTTTTCCAACATAGAAGATGGAATATTTAAATTTTGTGGGTAATTTTGGATTAAAGAAGCCAATGTTCTATATCTTATTTTTGACATAAACCAATTTTTAAATTTTGTTGGGACTAATGAATTTTCTTCTATGGATCTTCTTGGGTCTTGATCGCCACTTAAGTATAAAGATAAAACAGTATCAGGTTGAGAATCTATTAATTCATCAATTGCATCTTGTGGTATAGACCAATTAATAAAAGAATTATTACATCTAATTGCAATATTATCTTGAGCATTCCAGGGTTCTTGCTTTAAGATATTCCATTCATATGCCATCTTTACGGCGTGAGAAAAAGTTCTACAATAATTAACACGGATAGGCCAATCCTTATAATGCCTATCATCAAGTTCGTTTGAGTACTGTACTTTTACTATATAAATATTTGACATTGAAGATAGAAACACTGTCCATCCTACTACGTTTTCTCCACCAAGCTGACTTCTATCGCAAACATCTGGTGCACCTTCTTTGTTTGTGTCTAGAAATCCAACTGCGGCATAATCTTCAAGGTCGCACCTTCTAGCATCATCGACTGGCGGAGGGGTTCCTCCTAGGGCTTGCTGATAATCTGACACAGACTGCATTATGAAGAATGCATTTTTATTTTTGTCATAAGAATCATTTAATACATCTTCAATGAATTCATAATTTTCAGATTGTATATCTTCTGTATAATTTTCTGAAACAACTCTATATAAAAAGTCAGTTGCATAAAACCTAATTTTAATAAAAGCTATTAATGTTTTATCGCCAATATCATAAATGTCGTAATCTAAATATTCTTGTAGCCCACTAGGATGAATTGTATTTAAAGTAAAATCCTCTTTAACGCTTGTTACGGCATAGCATGCATAGTTTGCTGGATTATATTGTTGAGGTTCTTTATACTGCATCTGTTCTCCAATTATAGTGAAGATATTTTATTATCTATGTCTTTTATCTTGCAAATTATATCATAGATATCTTTTTGAGCTGTGCTGTTTTCAGCAGGCGTAAAGCTGTCTTCGTCGAATTCTTCTGGATCAATACCCAAAACCGACAGCCTCAAGATTAATGCTTTTTCAAGTTCTGCTTTTACCAACTGGTATGCTTCTTTTTTTTCTTCAGAAGATAGACTAAATTGCATATATTATTCTTCTAATGATAAAATTTGATTATTTAAAATTTCTAATGCGTCAAGAGCTTTTTTCAAATTTTGACGCATATCTATGAGGGCCAAATCTCCTGAATCAACTGATGAGTCATTTACTTCAAATAATTCATTATTAAAGTTATCTGGATCAATTCCTAACTCTACTAAAAGTGTATATACTTTTTTTTCGTATTTAGGAATGTTTTCTTGTATAATTTCTATTTTAGTGTTTTTATCTACATTATTAAAGAGCATTGTTCTTCCTTTGCATGAAAAATTATACTGATATAGTACTTAACTTAATTGAAATTTAAACACTAGGTATTAGGCACTCAGGTTGGATCTATTAAGTTTAAAAGACCATCGTGCTTTGGGCCTATTATATTCCCGTTTTCATCTAAACCGCTTCTAATTCCATTCATCCAAGTCCATGGTTGTTCATGTAATTTCTTCATTTTTGCATCTCCGTACGACTGTCTTTTAGCCATTAGCTCTGGCTTATCCCATATATTTTCTACCAAAAACTCAACATTATTCAACGTGTTATTTTCGTATATATTAAAAAACATAAAAGGCATACCAGCTTTAAAAGTAACTGGTTCACCAATTTTGGTTATCTTCCAATTCATATTAAATTCATCAGGCCACCAAGAGCTAGGTATTGTAGCAGAAAGTGGGACAGCTCCGTCCACAAAATAGTTAGGAGATCCACTGACCCAAGTATCGTAGCCCTCTTCGGTGTTAATTGCCCATCCTGTAGCAAAAGACACTATGCCTATTATAGAAGGTATTACAACTGGTCTTTGGTTTAAGAATTCCCCTTCCAAGATTTTAGGAACAGTATTTCCCCCATCCCATTGGACTACTACATCTTGCTGTAGAACTAATTCCCAACCATTAACATTTGCTGCAGTCATTGGCAAACATTTATAAGCGTGCTTTTTATACGTTTCATCCATCCAGTCTCTCTTAAGTCTGGACTGTTTTATGTCTGGAGGGTTTTGATGAGTTCTAGTTAAAGTTATTTTAGTCATCTTAAAGCTTTTTAAGCGTAACTCCAGATTCTTCTTTTATACTATCGCCGGCATTGACTATCTCTTGATATGCTTTATTGTTGTCCTTGTAGTCAAACATCGTAACTGCTGAGTACTTAACTCCTTCAGTAACTGGCATTGCTCCATGGGCAAATATATACGTTGACGGAAAGAACAGTACATCTCCCTTTTTCGGTTTGAACTTTAAGTTAATATACGGAAACCAAAGCTCTCCGCCTTCATAGTCATCGTTTAGATATACCAAAGAAGAAAGAGTACAGGTGTATGAAAAGCCATGATCGGTGTGAACTGAGAAATGTTGTCCAACTTCATATTTTACAAAGTTGATAGATTCCATAAATTCCATTTTAAAATTATATCTAGATTCATAATCTGTTAGACATTTTTTTAATATGGCGTCTGTATCATCGTATATATCTTTAATTTCTTTTAATTCTTCAGGAAGATGAGGCCAATGAGCTGGGCCTACTTTAAGGTCAACGCAATCTCTATAATCGGGCATAGGTGTGTTGTACCCAACGGTAGCAACATTCCATTTAAAATATTCATGGTCACTATCCTTAAGGGTTTCCTCTAGTCTACCAATAATATTTAGCTCATCTGACATTACGTCTCTATACAAGATGATTCCAAACTTAGGATCTTCTACGTTATAAATTTCCATTTTTTCCTTAGTGTACTTGACTTTTAGTTCTGCTATAATATATCACATAGTGCAAAGTAAATCAAACCAGGTTGGAGCCGCAAAATGGACAAATCCCTAATACAGCCAGGACACTTTGGCAAGGATATTGATAACATAAAATTATACAAAAATTTTGTTGACCTAGAAGATCTTAAAGTTATACAAAAGTTTTTACCTACAATTTCACAATGGATGGACGCAGGCGAGAATCAGTATGCCGACGATGGTACTTGCGTATATGACGCTTCTTACTGGGCGAATAGACAATGTAGTTGGGATATACTTCAAAGAATAAATATTGATATCTATAATATTATAGAAAAATATATTCAAAAAATGAGAAAATGCTTAGAAGATTCTTTCAAAGTAGCATTGTCAACAAGACCACCGGTGATAATAAAATGGCGTCCAGGGATGGAACAGAGGCCTCATGCTGATAAGCAGATGAATGATGGAAGACCTAATCCATTCCCAACATATGATATAAATTCTTTAATTTATTATAACGACGATTTTGAGGGTGGGGAGTTGTATTATCCAGACCACGATCTAATAGTTAAACCTCAACCAGGTTTAGCGGTAGCTCATCCAGGAGACATAAACTACCTTCATGGGGTAAAACCAATTATTTCTGGAGAAAGATATACTACTCCGTCTTTTTATACAATTACAGAATTGAGATAAAATGGATAAGATTCATGTTATTAAAAATATTATAGATAAACAAGATTTAGAACAAATTATATTCTATCTAAAAAATACTACAGTTACAATTGACGAATCTGGCTATTCACCATATGGTGTTTATGCTGGGAATGGCAGCCCTGTTCTTCCTGAGCTATTGGGCAAGTACTATAATGTGTTGAAAGATATTATGGAAACTTCATTTGATTGCAAGGTTTATGATGAGGGAGTAAGTAGTGTTGTGGAGATGACAACTGGAGATTCAATGCCAGTTCATTTGGATCACGGATCTGCTCAAAATGAAAGTGTTGGCTTAAAAACTGGAGCAGGATACCCATCAAGAGACCTTAGCTCTGTACTTTATTACAATGACAATTATGAAGGTGGAGAAATCTATTTTCCTGAACAAGATTTACTTATCAAACCAGAACCTGGAATGTTTATATGCTTTCCAGCTAAAGATGGTTTCCCACATCAAGTCAAGGAGATTAAGAGCGGATACCGTTGGTGCTCTACTAACTTTTGGTGCATTAAGAAAGATTAAGCTTTCAAGTCTCCAAGTGCAACCCAAGTATCAGTAGCTCTTTTTATTAACGTAACAGAAGACCACTGTGCTCTTAATATCAAACCAGGGGTAGCATTTATCGTAACGCCACCAGTTGCAGTGATTGTAGTTGCTCCTGCGCCTGTTTGAAGTATTGTAATTTGAGTTCCAACTGGAAAAGCAACAGTAGCATTCAATGGAACAGTTAGGGTATTAGCTGAAGCATTACTTACCTCTACAAGTTTATCTTTATCGGCCAAAACCAGTGTATAACTAGCTGCTTGAGCATTAGTAATGACATTAGAAGAAGCAAAATCTAATGATATTGTTCCATTGCCAACTTGTAGTTTCTTATTTGTACTATCCCAAGAAAGCCTAGCATCTGTTGTAGATGATGTGGTTGAGAGTGTTAGAGTAGGAGTATTGGTTACTGGGCTAGTAAAAGTTTTATTAGTAAAAGTTTCTGTTCCTGCAAGTGTAGCAAGTGTACCTGAAGTTGGAAGAGTTACGTTGGTATTAGCACCTACCGTAAGGGTAGTAGTGAATGCTCCAGATGTTGTAAAGTTTCCACCAAGAGTAATAGTATTAGCACCGTTATTTACTCCTGTACCACCGTAGGTCGCACCAATCAAAGTCCCTTGCCATGTTTTGTTGGTAAATGTTTCTGTTCCAGCAAGAGTTGCCAATGTTCCTGTAGTTGGAAGTGTTATGGCTGTATTTGCTGTTGCAGTCAAAGATGTTGTATACGCACCTGAGGTAGTAAAGTTTCCACCAAGAGTAATAGTCGAAGCGTAGTTAACCCAATTGGTTCCGTTATATCTTAATATTTGAGCAGTTG